GGAGACACATCGATAGTAGCTTCCTCCTCCGCCTCGGGATGGTGGCGAATGGCAAGAGGTGATCTTGTTAAAATCACTCATGCGAAGGATATCAAGCGGATCCCGGGTGAGAATAATTGAATACTGGCTTGTCTCTGCATCCTTTAAATTCTTCTTAATGTAATCTGCGTTCTGCTGCCAGTATTGGGCCATCTTCTTGGCTATCTCCGGGTCGTGCACCAGCGTCTGGCCATATGCGCCTTGGATGCCCACATATGTGTCTATCTGATCGCTCAACTGTTGGTATCTTTTTTGCTCCTGCTCATCGAGGGCTGCGTCGACCATCTTGCCAGTGAATTGCCCGGAATATTGGATCCGTGGCTGGCCCTTATATCCGATCTTCTCTAAGTGGTCGAAGACTTTCTGGGCTAATTCTTTTTTCTTTGAGGCCAACTCATATAGTTTAGCGAGGAACTTCCCGACCTTCATCTGGATTTTCTTCTTCCTTGGAGGCTCCACATGCTGGCCCATTAATCGGCGGGCCAATGTGTCAACGGAGTTATCTTGGACTTCTCTCTCCGCAAAGAGAATTCCCTTTTCCCAGTCGACTTGGTAGTCCATGTTATCAAAGGTTAATAAAAACTCCCCAAGCTCAGAACCCGGGTCCAGAGTTGGGAAGTCAATAACTAATCGAGTCTTGCCGCCGAAGAGTTTGTTAAACGCTAGCTCGTCGGGGCCCATCTCATCAATAGCCTGCTGGATGTGTTCTACTTCGTATTCTGTGATTTCACGAAGGAGTCTCATGTCCTCTTCAAGCGGAGGCGCAGATTTGCCAGACGGAAAAGTGGCCCCTTTTACACCGGGGCCTTCTCTTTTGTCGTTGCTCCCGCGATTTAAAAGAAAATCTAATTCGTCGGGGAGGTTCGACCTCATCTGTTTTTGAAACGGCTCTTCTTCCGCGAGGAAATCCCGCCATTTATTATGGAAATCAGACATTACCTAATAAATAGTTATTTCTACGCGTTGTTCGCCACAATTCTTTTCATAGATGCAAATAAATCTGTAAAATCGACTACGCCGAAGCCATCATTAATCATCATTGTCTTGAAAGCGGTCTGATTCAGCTCTGTATCGAAGTTTTCCATCGTATATTTTAGTTTGCTTTTACCTTGTATACTAATAGATGGTGAGTACAACTGCATCATCTTGTAGTTATGTTCAACTATCTCTTGGTTCTCTACAATGGTCTTGTAGACTTTCAGTTCATTATCAGTCTTTGTACAGTGTTCGATGACGGAATCGATAGTGTAAGTTTTAGGCTCAGCCAAAAAAGGCAAACGCTTTGCAATAGTTGAGAGACCGATACCTTTAATTCCAGGTAAGTTGTCACTCCTGTCTCCGACAATTGCTCGGGCGAGGGCAAAGTTAGTGGGGTGAATGCCGAATTCTTCAACGATTCTTTTGGAACTAAGCACTTGTTTCTGAATGGGCCGGTATAACACGGTCTCGCCGTCACACAATTGGAAGAAGTCTTTGTCCGAAGAAACGATGACCTTCTGCCATGAATCATACTTCTTGTCTTGACAGACATATGAAATAATATCATCAGCCTCCACTGCCGGTAGCATCATCTGCATAACTGGAAGCTGATTGAGATAGTCTACCAGCCTAGTTTGTTGCCAAATCTTATTAGCGACTTCTTCGCCTTCGGATAAGTTTCTAATGTCGCGATTGAGACGGATCGGTTTTCGTCCTTGCTTGTAATTTTTGTCTTGGGATTTACGGCGTTGGCTTCCGCCCGGGCCATCCCAGCATATAACAATTTCATCCGGCCGAGTTTCCCGGACCAGCTTTTGCAAAATTCCCAAGAAGCCTTTCACTCCACCAATCGGGTGGCCGTTAGTAGACAAGCTGGGGTTAACGATGTATGCTCGGAAATACATGTTCAGGGCATCGATTACTAAAAGCCTTTTCATCTTTTCCTCGCCGGGTAATGTTCGATCCACTGATCGTCGATCTTCTTTTTCAAGAAGCTTTCCAATATGCGCACTTGCCATCCTAAGACCTCCCACAATGCGCCGATGTTACGGCCTCTTTTGTGATCATAATACGGATCCTGCTTTTTGTGCAAGATCCCCTGTTCTGCTGTTCCGTTATCATATTTAACAACCATATCTCCAATATTTAGTTTAATTCTTTTCCAGTTATTCATTGCTTGTGGTCCTGTAGCTCCCAACTAGTTTGTCGCTGATGGTGTATACAACCTTCTTTACTCCAACATGCCGCAAGACTTCGCGGCACATATCGCAGGGTTTAGATAGCTTCAGATCTCCGCGTTTGCCTATGCGCACCACATATATGGTTGCGCCCTTTGTAACAGAACGATCAAGGCCCAGAATACAACCAAGCTCTGCGTGGTGTGTGGCATGACCGCGATCTCTTTTTCTAAATCGGTTGCCATATGGTGCATAGCTGTTTTTGTTGGCACTAGTGTTAATTACACTGCCGCCTTTAACCAGTACAGCACCATGCCGGTACTCCCCGAAGTCCGACATTTCTGCAATCTTCTTTCCTAGTTCTATAAACCGGCGCTCTTTGCCGGCAAGTAATTGACGGTGCACACCGTCCATAGAAACCCCCCATATACTATAATATAACATACAAGGGGCTAGGTGTCAAGCGTTTTTTATCGGGGCGCCCAATGTCCAGTTACCCAACGCTGGGGGCCTTTGCGCTGGATCTTCCAGCTGCCTTCGGCCCACTTTTGATTAGATGGTGGCCCCTTCCAATGCCCTGGTACCCACACCCAATGGGTGTTTGGAGGCATTCGATATGGAGTTGGCTTTGGCGACTTCTTGCGTACCTTATGTCGTTGGACACAGTATGAGCCGGGGTGCCGAACATCGCTGTGAAGATGGTAACTCTCTAGCTTATGTTGTCCGTGAGGGCGGTGAGCCTCTGCAGGGGGGAGTGACATCACTCCCCACAAAAGTAATCCTATCATTTGTTTCTCCTTTTATTTTGACGAAGTTGGTGTGGGTTTATGCATCTGCCTCGCCATAAAATTCTTCGGCGGATCCGATGCGTTTATCAAACTTCATAATGATTTCATCATCCATAATTTCTAGTACATTTTTACGGAAAGTTTCATCAGACAGTTTATCAACCCACTTGCTAGCCTGGAACTTACTGCCAATTGGTTTGCCTGCTTTATCTACAAGGGTATACCATGCGCCAGAACGAAGCAGCCTATGGGAAGAGTTGATTGCGTCGAACCAGGATTCTTCATCTTGTACTCCAATGTCCTCGCCCCACAAAATGCGGAAATTGCATTGACGACCCTGAGTTCCAAAGCGAGACTTCTCTATCTTAACTTTGACTTCGGATCCGATACGAAATCCCTTATCGTCAAGGACGAAACTTGCTTTTGCCTTCCGGCCTGTGAGCCATATGCGTAAGGAGTAGGCGTAAATCATGGCCTTCCCTCCGGGCGTCATATATGGAGTCGTCATCGCCTCGGATGGGGAACGCGTAATGTTTGTTTTAAGCTGGTTTAAAACCAGAAATGTACACTGAGCGTTTGCAATAGGCACAGTCAGTTTTGACATGCCTTTCGCTAAAATGCGAGCCTTCACTGCCATCGAAGATAGAGGATTAAAATCTCCCTCAATATCTGACACGGCAGGAGTTAGAGCAAGGGAGTCCCAGATAAATAACATTCGGTTATCGTTCGAACCCAATAGTTCCTCGATTGTTTCTAAAACAAACTCCACCGATGAGGCCTGGACATATAGCAGGTTATCTAGATCACAGCCGGCGCGTTCAAGGAAGGATGGATCAATCGCAGATTCCGAATCAAAGTAGACAACATCGATTCCCATCTTTTGAGCGCTAGCTGCTACTTGCGCAGCCATATATGATTTGCCTGTGGCCTCAAGGCCAGCAATCTCGCTGATTTTTCCTATAGGGATCCCTGCTACTTTACCTCGGCAGACAATGGAGTCGAGCCAGCGCGAACCAGTTGGAATCCAGTGCTTTACTTCGGTTGGGTTTTCGTCGTTTAAGTTATGTGCGACGGCGTGGCCGGCTTTTTTGTTAATAAGTGACCGCATATCAGCCATTGAAAGCTTGCCTACTTTTGTTTTGGATCTCGCCATTATATACTCTTAGTAAGTGTTGAAAATGTGAGGCACCTGATCTCCCTGTGCCTCCCCGTGGGCTGTACCTATGTAGTTAAGTTACGCATTCATAAGTTCGTCAAATGCTCGGTCAACACTAGAAGTGGACGCGGGAGGTACAGAAGAGGAAGAGTCTGTTTCGTATTTAGTCGACTCTGTGGATGTTTGTTCGGCGCCGTCATCTCCTAAAAGATAAGCGTCTAGCATAGTACCCACTTCCTCCGGGGTCTTTCTCTCAAAGAGAGAATTAAAATCTGGAATTGATTCCAGAAGTTCTGCGCAGAATTCTGCGCCGCCATTAGATTCATCACATAACGGACCGGGTCGACGACGAGGGGTCAACTTAGTCTGTGGGAATG